CTTGTGCGCAAATTTTCGCCAACCCCTACACGAGGTGTAGACATGGCCCAAAACCACAGGTGTTGACGGAGTGTGGAGGTGTGTCCACACTGTTCCCATGAGTTCTCCCCAACGCAAAGCCCTCGCTCGCCTCATCGCTGAGAACCCCCACCTCGACCCGACCGGTGGTGACGGCGCAGGTCTGGGCCGCGAGGCCGGGTTCAGCGAGAAGACCGCCGGCAAGCAGGTGTCGCGGTGCATGAAAGACCCGCGGTTCCAGGCGATGCTCGAGCGGGCACGAACCGACGCCGAGGCCAACGCCGCGCCGGTGTCGAGGCGAGCCGATGTGACCCTCTCGGTAGACGCCACCGACCTGGCCGACATCCGTCAACGTACCGTCGCCCGAATGCTCCAGCTCGCCGAGCAAGAGGAGAACCTGAACGTCACCTACAAAGCCTGCGAGTGGCTTGGCCGCTACTCCCGTGCCATCGAGTACGCCAAGGGCAAGGACGACGCGGCGCAGGCTGTGACGGGCGGCGACACCATGGACCCCGAGGTTGCCAAGGCTGTTCGGAAGGCGAAGAGGGAAGCTGAGCGCGAACTGGCGAGGGCGGCATGACCGACGACGAACTCCTCGCGGCCGTCCGCGGCGATGGCGAGATCGGCAAGCTTCGACGGTATACCGGCGGCAGGCTCCCGTTGCAGTCCCTCGCCATGGTCAGCATGCGAGTCGCGCGGATGATGTGGACCGACAAGACCGACGAGGAGATTGAGGCGATGCTTCGGGCCAACGGGTACATCCGATCCGACGAGGTCGAGTGACCGCCGCCAGCGACATATACGAAGCCGCCGAGGCCGAGTTCTGCGCCGCGTGGGCTGCGCGCATCGACGAGGTCATCGACGAGGGTGACGGATGGAAGGTCGTGCGCATGTGGCGCATCTGTCGCCAGTGCGGGGACCACGTGTATCCGTCACAGGTCTTTTGTGCGATGTGCCGACCAACGCTCGACGGCGAGACGAGCAGCCCCGTGGCATGGGGAATGCCTTGACCGCCGCCATCGACATCTGCGTAGAGGCCGACCGCGTGGCCCGCCGCGACAGCCTGCTGGAGTTCGTCATCGACGCGAACCCCGGCTACCTCGCGGGTTGGGTACACGAGGAAGTCTGCGCGGCCCTGGAGCAGTTCTACCGCGACGTTCAGGCGGGCAAGAAACCCAGGCTGGCCATCTTCATGCCGCCGAGGTCTGGCAAGTCCGAGATTGCCACGCGGTGCTTCCCGGCGTGGGGGCTGGGCCATGACCCGACGCTCGAGTACATGGTCATTTCGTTCTCGTCCGACCTGGCGAACTCATTCAGCTACGACTGCCGCGACATCGTGCGCCGCGACTGGTACGCAGACACGTTCCCCGACTCCGTCATGGAGACGGACCGCAAGGGCATCACGCGGTGGAGGATGACGGCGGGCGGGGGCTACAACCCAATCGGAGTGGGTGGCTCAATCACTGGGTCGGGCTCGGACATCTTGATACTGGACGACCTGTTCAAATCGGAAATGCAGGCCAATAGCGCAGCTCACCGCGACATGGTGCACGACCGCTACCGGAGCTCAATCTACAACCGGCTATCGCCCCGCGGCGGTATCGTCATGCTGATGACGCGCTGGCACGACGACGACCTGCCGGGGCGACTGATGGCGGCAGACGACGGCGACCGGTGGCAGGTAGTCAGTTACCCCGCCGTCGCTGTCCGAGACGAGCGCCACCGAAAGAAGGGGGAGGCGTTGCACCCCGAGCGTTTCGGGATGGAGCACTGGGACGACATCAAAGCCACCTCGACCCCGTCCGAGTGGGCGTGTCTGTACCAGCAAAACCCGATCCCGGAAGGCGGCGGCAAGTTCGACGTGAGCCACTTCCGCCGGTTCGACCTGGACCGCGCGCTCAACGACCCCGAGGTGGTGTTCGACACCGTCGCCATCTCCATCGACTCCGCATTCAAAAAGGCCGTGAGGTCCGACCGCTGCGCGTTCCAGGTGTGGGGCGCGCGCATGGTGACGGGCGAGTTTCCGGTCTACGAGATGCAGGGCGCGGAGTTGGTGCGCACGGGGTCGCGGCATGAAACGCTGTCGTGCTACTTCCTGCTCTACTCCTACGCCGAGAAGCTGGACTTCGACGGGCTGTGCGTCAAAGCCGCCGAGATGGCGAGGGCGTGGACTCCGCGCACCGTGCGGACCGACAAGGTCCGGCTGGTCATCGAGGACCAAGCCAACGGCGTCGCGCTGATCCGCGACCTCGAGCGCCAGGAGGGCATCACCAACGTGTTCCGGTTCTCGCCCCAGAAGATGGGCGGCAAAGAGGAGCGGGCGAACATCGCGGGCCAGTCTGTCACCGCGGGGCGTGTGTTCATCCCTCACGAGGACGACCACCGCCGCGCGTGGGTGCGACGTGTAGCCGAAGTGCTCAAGCGGTTTCCGTCGGGCAAGTACGACGACGAGGTTGACGCGTTCTCCCAGGCTGTCATCTATCTCGGAGGTGACAGATCGCGCGGCGGCACCTATCTTGGGGTACCGGACAAGCCCGCGAGCAGGAGACGAGCATGGTGACCGAGGACGGCAAGGCCGACGATCTGGGGATCAGGATGCCCCGGATGAAGAAAGAACATCTCCGCGAGTGGCGCCGCGCCGCCGAGGGTATCCAGTGGCGCGAGGCTTCGGAGGCACCGATTGACACCGGCGCCGCGACGGCGACCGAGTCCGCGGATGGATCGTGGGAGGTTGCTGGCCGGCCAGGTCTGCCGTGGTGCCGTGGCCTTCTGCGCCTCGAGCACCATCCCGACCTGTCTCCGCTCAAGGCCCGCGGATGTGGCACCGACCCCGGCGAACTGTGGCGACTGCGGAACATCCCGCAGGTCGCGGCAGCTGTGGACGACACGGTGGGCAACATCGCGACGGCGCCGTGGGGAATCGAGAAACCCGAGATCCCGGCGTGGCAGCAAAACGACCCGCTGGCGACCTTCTGGCGCGATGTGCAGTGGGAGATCCAGCAGCGCGCGTGGCACTCGTGGACGGAGTCCTGCCCCGACTATGACCTGCTGAGGATGCACACGGACTGGATCCAATTCGCGATGGTGTCCGGGTTCTCGTGGGGCGAGCTGTCCGCCGACCTGCACACGATGCCGATGGGCGACCTCGGCATGGCCACGGTTCCGCTGCTCAACCTGCCCGAGTTTCGCGCGCCTTGGACGGTGTCCGGGTGGGTGCTCCAGAATGAGCGGCCCCGCGCCGTGATCCAGCGGTTGCCGTACCAATACAGCGGCGGCGTCGCGATCCCGTGGGAACACGTCTGCCACTTCACCCTGCACGAGGCTGGGCCCTCCGACCTGGAGGGCTATTCGTCGCTGCGGCCAGCGGTCGAGGCGATCAAGGCCCTGATCGATATCTACCGGCTGCAAGCCCTGGCCTGCGAGGTCAACGCGCTGGGGACGTGGGTCGGAACGCCGATGGACCCGACCCGCGGCGGCGACCCGACGGTGGCGCTTGAACTGCGCGACCACTTCAAAAACTACATTGCCGAGCACATTCCGTTCGTCATCAACGACGCCTACAAGGTGGAGCTCCTGAGCCCGCAAGACGCGGTGCCCGACTTCACGGCGCAGGCGGCGATCTACGAGCGGTTGATTGGATACGCGCTGAATCAGTCCCACAAGCTGCTGGGGCTGCTCAAGCACGGGTCGTTCGCTGCGCGCGAGGCGGCGGGGCAAGAGGCGCTGGACGCCTACACGCTCCCGCTTGAGCGGGTGGCCCGCAAGACTCGGTGGCTGCTGCGCCGCGCTGTCGAGGTGGCGTTCCCGTCGGCTGTCGCCGAGGGCTACCTGTACGTGGCACCGGTGCGCTACGCTGCGCCGATGGACGCCGAAGACGAGCAACCCGAGCCAATGGAGCCCGCCGAGTGAAGCGCGCAACCTGGATTCTCGCCACCCACTACCGCCCCGAATTGCTGCGCGAGGTGCTACGCCTGGCGCTGGCGCAAGACCCCGTCGAGGGATGGGAGGTCGCCGCGGTTGTCTCGGGGCACCCGGACGATCCGGGGCGCGAGGTGTGCGACGATCTGGGCGTGACCTACGCTCCGACCAAGAAGTGGTGGCCGGGCCAGCGGTGGGAATCTGCGCGCCAGATGGCCGACGGGGAACTGCTCATGCTCACCGGGGACGACGACCTGCCCCCGCCGTACCGCTTCGCCGACACCGTCAAGGCGCTGGAGGCTGGCGCCGAGTGGTGCGTGTCGTCGGTGGTCCGGTTCTGCGAGGTGTCCACGCTCAAGGTCGCCGCATGGCACGGCGAGGCTCGGCATTCCGGGTGCGCTTTCTCGATCACCGCCGAGGCGATGGAGATGGCCGGCGGGTTCCCCTGTCACCTGCAACAGGGTCTCGACGGCGCCGTCTCTATGCGGCTGACGGAGGCCGGTTACGTGCCCTACGATTGCCGGGGCGTTGGCGTCGGTACGCTGTGCCTCGAGCACTCCGCGAACATGTGGCCGCGTGCGTTTCCTGACGCGGGGCAGACTGCGCAGAAGGCGCCGTGGACCATCATCGGGCAGGGCCCGCTGCGCGAGAATGCATCGACCAGCCCCGGCCAAATCGCGGCTGTCATGCGGCTGCACAACAGTCCGCCCCCGCAGCGCATCGTCGCGCGGCCGCGATGGGCTGACGACGCTGTTGACTGGCTCGACACCCACCTGGATTCGACCTGCAACGTGCTGGAGTACGGTTCCGGCGACTCGACGCTGTGGCTGACGCAGCGAGCGCGGGCCGTCACCAGCGTGGAGCACTCGCCGCTGTGGCTGGCATGGGGCTGGAGTCGCTACGAGCGCATGGGGCACCCCGGCAATCTCACGCTGTGCATGGTGCCCGACGGCGAGAACGAGGACTACATCGCCCCGCAAGCGGTCACGGATAACGGGCCCTACAACCTGGTCGCCGTCGATGGCGTCGCCGCTGTGGAGTGTGCCCGTGCTGCAATCGAGCGGGGCACGTTGGCCAAGGGCGGCGCGCTCATCTTCAACGACCTGCGAGGGACGCTGTGGCCGTTCGTCGCGCCACTGGTCAAGGATTGGCCCCACCGCCAGTTCACCGACACCGGGGACACCCACCTATGCGTCCGCCCATCCTGATCGTCGGTTGCGGTCACAGCGGAACGACGCTGCTGGCCGTGCTGCTCGACGCTCACCCTGACATCCACCTGGTGCGCACGGAGACGGGGACGTTTCACACGCCGCGCGTGTCTGACATCGAGCGCAAGGTGGCGACCTTCAACCGGCAGGCCAAGGCCCGTGGCGCTTCCCGCTGGGTGGAGAAGACCCCGAGCCACGTCCGCCGCATCGAGCGCATCCTGGACACGGTGGCCGGCGCGCAGGTCATCGCCATGACGCGCGATCCCCGTGACGTGGTGTCATCGCTGCGAGCTCGCGGAATGACCACGGACGAGGCTATCACGCGCTGGACCCGCGCCAACCGCGACGTTGTCCGCTGGCGGCGTCACCCTCGCGTGCGCCAGCTGCGCTACGAGGACCTGGTTGAAGATCCGACCGCCAGCCTGACCGCGCTGTGCGCGTGGCTGGGTGTGCCGTTTTCCCCGGCGATGCTGCACCACCACGAGAACCGGCAGGTGTGGCAGGGCATGACCCCGCCCGCCGCGGAGCCCGCCGACGAGCAAGCCGCACACGCCCAGCGCCGCACGTGGCAGATCAGCCAGCCGATCTTCGACGGCCGGGGCCGGTGGCGTGACGATCCCACGTCCTCGCAATGGATGGGAGAACTGTGGACGCGCGCTCACAGCATGGCCCCTGAAGTGGGCTATTCCTGGCGATAGCATCCGCCCGTTCACGTCAATACCTTGACGATCTAGTTTTGAATCGCTATCTCTGAACCGTAGACGGGCATCTACTGCGGTGACGAATGAGCGACAGACCGGCCAAGGGCAAACTCCAAACGAGGACGCTGCACGACCTGAGCGTGCGCGAGTCTGGCACGTCGGGTCGCTGCATCAGCGGCTACGCCGTCGTCTGGGGCGAGGTTGACACCTACGACACCGCGTTTGAGCGCGGCTGCTTCTCTTCCTACATCGCGAGCAAGCGCACCGTCCTGCTGTGGTCGCACGATCGGTCCATGCCGATTGGCAAGCCGACCCTGACCGAGGACGACCGCGGCCTGCACTTGGAGGCGGACATTGCTCCGACTCGGGCAGGCGACGACGCGCTGGCCGCAATCAAAGCCGACGTAGCCGATGGGCTCAGTGTCGGATTCATTCCAAACGAATGGCGGGAGCGAGCGGACGACGGGGTGGTGATCTTCACGGATTGCGATCTGCCGGAAGTGTCCGTGGTCGCGATTCCCGCTGGTGAAAGTGCCAGAATCGAGGAGGTTCGCATGGCAACGGAAGAGAGCGGAGTGGCTGAGGCCACGACGCAGGACGACGGGCGCGAAGCCCTCGAGGCGCGGATTGCCGGCCTTGAGGAGCAGATCGCGTCGATGGCGTCGGAGTCTGAGACGGACGGCGACGAGACGGACGGCGACGAGGACGGCGAGCGCAGCGCGGAAGTGCTGGGGCTGCTGGCCCGGATCGACGACCTGGAGAAGCGCGAGGCGCAGGCCCGCATGGACCGCGACCGCGCGAAGCTCGCGCAAACGCTGCCGGACGGATCGTTCATCGAGGTCACCGCGGAACTCCGCGAGGCTTTCGTGGGCGACTTCTGGGAGCGGGCATCTGTCACGGTTCTCAAGGGCGTCCGCAAGGACGTGGAGAAGCGCGGCGCGCAGCCCATCGTTCCCGTCGGCACGGCGGGCACCAACACCGGCAACATGTCGCGCGGGGAGCTTTTCAAGCGCGCCATGGCTGACGGCAAAACCCACGCTGAGGCCGTGCGCATCGCGGCAGGAGGTGCGCAGTGAGCATCTGTGTCATCGAGCAATTCAACGCTGGCGCTGACCTTTCGTCCAGCCAGTACCTCGCGGTCTACCGCGACGGTGCCGACACCGAGAACGTCAAGGCCGCGACCTCCGCGGTTGTCCTGACCTTCGCGGGAATCCTCCAGAACGCCCCCGCCGACGACGAGGCCGCTGACGTTCTCACGTTCGGCCACGGCAAGGCCCTCGCCGGCGAGGCGCTGGAGCCGGGTGACTTCCTGACCATCGGCTCCGACAGCCGCATGGACAAGTGGGCTCCGGGTTCCGGCGAGGTTCCGATCGGGCAGTACCTGCCGAAGCCGGGCGCTGGCACCAACGGTCGCGACGCGGCCAACGGTGACGAGATCCGCGTGTTCCTGTTCGGTTCGGCCTCCGCGCTGGACCGGAAGCCGTACCTGACCACGTCGGGCACCCTGGACTTCGGAACCGTTGCCAGCGTTGGCTCGGGCCCCACCACCAACTTCTCCGACCTGACCGTAGCCGTGACCAACGCGGTTGTGGGCGACGGTGTCCAGGCGAACCCGAGCGCGACCACGTTGCTCAACGGTTCGGCTGTCTCCGAGGCATGGGTCAGCGCCGCCGGTGTCGTCACCATCCGTCTCAAGAACGTCGGACAGGCCGCGTACGACGGCGACGGCAAGATCTTCAACATCACGCTCATCCCCGCGATGAGCCACCCGTAAGGAGGGCCTGAACAATGGCTGAAAGCTATCTCCAGGCCGCAACGGTCGATGAGACGCTGACGATGGTCGCTCGATCCTGGGTTCAGGATATGGGCGTCTACCAGTACCCCAAAGCGCCGCAAGTGCTCACGCACGACCGGCGCACCAACCGGCGCAACACCACCTGGCAGTTGCCGAAGATCGACAACGCGCTCGACAAGACGGGCCTGTGGCACGCCTACGAGCCCGGTGAAGCCCTCGGGCAGATCGGCACCGTCAAGAAAGGCACCGTCACGGCGACGCCCGTTGGCTACGCCGGCCTCATCCTGAGCAAGACCGACGACGAACTGGCCGGCGTGAACGGCGACCAGTTGTTCGAAGATCTCGCGATGGGCGGCGACGGTGTGCCCCTGCTCATGGCGCAAGCCTCGCAGGCGATCGACGGCGGACTCGTGGGCGCGCTCTACAACGCCACGAACTACGGCGCGGTCGTGTCCTTCACCGGCACGGGCACCAAGGGCCTCGACGATCCCTCGGACTACGCCAACCAGCAGCCGGTCCGCGACATCAACAGCGCGCTCCAGGGCCTGCGGTGGCGTCAGTCGCTCGGGCTGCGGCTCGTGTGCCACGTTCACCCGCTGGTGCTCGACATTCTCAGCGAGCACCCGGACTACACCGGCGTGGGCCTGCTCACGTCCCGCACCGCTGGTCTGTCCGGCAAGATGACGCGTCAGGCGATCGTCGAGCGGTTCATGGACATCCACAAGATCGACGAGGTCCGCATCTACGAGGGCGTCGCTGACACTGTGGCTCCGGGCCAGACGAGTGCGCCCAACTACCTCGCGACCGATTCGACGGTTGGCCCGCTGCTGTCGTTCACCCTGGACGACCACACCCGGCCCAACTTCGACGTGTCTGCGGGCGGTGCCATCACCGGCGCCGACGGTGGCCTGGCCATCGCGTGGGGCCGTATGCCGACCGTGGTGACGTGGCGAGAGGAGAAGTACGAGTCTACCTACTGGCAGATTCGCTCCAGCTACCACATCATCGCGCCGCGCTACCAGTCCGACACCGACGCCAACTTCGGCGCGATCTTCCGCGGCGTGACCAGCGGCGGAAACATGGGCGTGTTCACCACCGCTCCCTAGTGAGGTGACCTGATGGCAGTGGAAGTGTGGGGCGTGGACCAAACCCACGTACAAAGCTACCTACCGCAGGTGGCAGTGGGCTCCAGCAGCCCCGTCACTTCCACGCGTCTGACGGAGATCATCGAGGGTGCAGCGTCGCGGATCAACGCGATGCTCCGGGGCCTTGGCCTCGACCCTGCCGACGTGGCGTCTGACACATCCGCGGACTGGTACCGCGCGTCTCAGCGTCTCGTCATCCTTTTCGCCAAGCCCGACATCCTCGACGCTACGCATCACCCCGGTTCATGGGACGCCCGACAGGACTACCTGCAAGAGGCGTATGATGAACTCGAGCGGCTGCGCGACAACATGCGGCAAGCCATCGGCTACACCGCTGCAAGCGCCGAGACTGTCGGGCCCATTGGCATCACATCGACCAACGCTTACGACCTCGACCTGACCGACGTTGAAGCCGGCAAACGCCGGAAGTTCGACGGCAAGCGCGGGGCCAAAAAGGAGGGACGCTTCACCTGGTAGGCCACAATCTGCCGGGTGCGCGTCCCACGCTGACGAGAGGTCGCCGTGGTCGATACCGCCCAATCCGCATATCACGTCCTGGTCGAGGCCCGTGACTTGCTCCGCACGCACATGAAGACGACCGCGGGCGTGTCTGAAGTCGCGACGATCAACGCTGAGTCCACGGTGTCGGGCCACGCTGCCCCGTCCGTGGAAGTGTCGGACATCGTGATCACCGACGGGCGTCGACCCCCGCAGAACCAGCAATGGGTCGCCGTGGCACTCCGTGGATCGCCCGCCGAGTCCCTGGGGCTTGCTGTCGGCACGAGTCGCACAACCTACCCCATCATCGTCGTGTGCGGGCTGCGCTCGCAGACGTACCGAACCGACGCGGGGACCGCTGCGCACACCACCGAGGATGCGGGGTGGCTGCGAGCTCACCTGCTCGCCCGCGCTGCACACACCGTCATCCAGCGGCACCTCATCACAGCCACGGGCGTGGAGAACGTGCTGTACCGTGGGCAGGCATCGCGGCCACACGCGCGGAACCGAGCCGACGTGTACGAGATCGAGTTGAGATTCAACGTGCTTTGCACGACAGACAACGCCGCGCTGACGGCATAGGAGGCACACCATGGCCAACGAACTGATGCCCAACCGCGGGTTCCTGTACGCAAAGAAGGAATCGACCTACGACACCGACCCCACGGTTGCCACCACCGATCTGCTCTACGTGGAGAATCTGAGCATCGGCCTCGACCAGGACGACAACCCGCGCACGGGGATCTCGACGGGCCACCCGTTTGGCTGGATGAGCGACCCCGGCGTGATTCGGATGCCGTACAGCTTCGACGCCGACATCCGCATGGCGACGATCTCCAGCGCCAACGACGCCGACGCGCCCAACGTTGACCCGATCCTGCAAGTGCTGTTCAACCGCGTCAGCAACGCGACGGACAAGACGCACACCTACTTCCTGGAGCCGTTCAACCACAACTCGGTGTGGATGAACGTGGGCATGGTGGATGCGGCCAACGCTGACACCAACCTCCGCGTGCTGCCGGGTTGTCGTCACAACCTGACGTTCCAGTTCACGCCGGGCTTGCCGATGCGGATCAGCGTCAACGGCGAGGGGCTGTACTCCAGCAACGCCAGCAACGCGAGCAATGGCGCAGCAGCGCCGTCCCTGACCTACCCGAGCGACCGGGCGATGATCTCGCGCGCATCCACCGCCAAGTTGATCGACCTGAGCGACGACAGCCTGTACGGCGGCGGCACGCTGGGCACGCCGACCAACACGGTCAAGATCCGCGACCTGTCGCTGGACCTCGGGTTCCAGATCGCGGCGGACCCGGCTGTCAGCGGCAACTACGGCATCGGTCGCATCCGCGCGGTGCCGGGTCAGGTCGTGTGGAACCTGGTTGTGGAGCAGGTGGATCTCGACGATTGGGATCCGTACACCCTGCGCGACACCCAGCAGGGAATGGAACTCAACTTCACGTTCACGAAGCCGGGGACGGCAGCGTCACCGGACACCATGCAAGTGCTCGGCTACGGCCAGATCGTCGGGGCTATCTCCGAGGACGTGGCCGACAACGGGCTCAAGACGTGGGGCATTACGGTCCATGGCCGGTACCCCGAGGCGGCTGACGGCAGCCCCGCGGTTGGCGCCGCTCCGCTTCAGGCTTTTGAGGCCGGGACCAACCAGGGCCTCGGCGTTGATACGAGCATCACGACGCAAAGCGGGATTGTGGCAATCCAGTTTCAGTCCGCGTAAGCGTCACGCAACACGGGCGAGAGGCCATGAGCAAGCGACAGTACATCCAGCGGCGACCCCGCTACTACCTCGACGTGGACGCGGATTTGATCCCGTCCGACTTTGCCGCCGAGGACTCCAACCACCCGCGCGTCTACATGCGAGCCCCAACGTGGGGCGACCGCGACGCGGCGTATGAGCACGCCGACGCAGACGACGGGATCGGCATCGGCATTGCGCTGCTCGCACGGTGCCTGGACAGCATCGGCGGCGACTTCGGCTTTTGCCTGCATCCGTCCACGCGGGATTTCGTGGTGCCGGACGGGCTTGACGAGCGGATCGCCGCGCTGCGCACGCTGGGTATCCCCGACCTGGCTGGCCTGACCAACCACATCGAGGTGCTTTGCTCGCCGTCGGAGGAGCAAGTGGGGGAATCCGTCGCGCCTGCGGGCTGATCCACCGCAAGTGCGCCGACAGGCTGGAGGGTGCGGTGGGTCTGTGGACGCTGCGAATGATGATGCTGGCTTCCGATGTCATCCGCGAGGATGGCACCATCGGGCCCATCGTCGCCGGCGGCATCATGGACCAGCCCGCAAAGACCCTGGCAGCGTTGAGGATCATTCGCGGAGAGCGGGCGCGGCTTGCTGCCGAGGACCGCAGACGCCGCGAGAATGAGGCGAGGGTGCAACGTGGCCGTTGAGGGAGTCGAGGAGACGCTGGCGATGTACGACGCAGCATTGCAGGCCGCGCAAGAGGGCCTTGCTGACGCCGTGCATGACGCCATCGTGGACGAGATGAAGCGCCGCATTTCTAAGGTGCCAGTGCTCACCGGCTCGCTGCGTATGGCGCTGACCAACAAGAACGACCGCGCGCATAACGCCGAAGTCGTCATCACTCGCAAGGGCTGGGCGCTCGACGTTGGCGTGTCTGGCAAGTGGGGCCCGACCAATCCCAGCCGGGACAAGCGGCCCGACGGCACGCTAAAGAACGAAAGCCGCAGGGGTGGCCGTCGGGACAAACCACACAAGGCGCCGAAGACGACGAACACCCTGCGCGCCCTCATCTTCCGGCGTAACCAGAAGCAGGTTCCCCGCCCCGTCACTCGGCGGGTCGTCGAGGCTGCGCACGCTGAGTATGAGGCAACGATCCTGAGACTGGCGGGCGAAGGTGGGGGCGGGCTTACCGGGGATCTAACGCTCGGCAAGATTGGCCAGCGACGGAAGAAACGGCGCAGCCGACGACGCAGGAGCCCGAAGTAGATGGCTGAATTTACGAGCACAATCGTCACGCGGTTTGAAGTCGAGGCCGAGAACCAGAACCAGCAACTCGGCGAGGTGTCATCCAGACTGGAGAAGGTCGGCAAGGAACTTGAAAAGAGCACCGACGGCTTCGACAAGCTGCGCTCGGCGGTAGACGCCACGGGCGACCGGCTGCGCATCTTCGGAAAGAAAGGCAAGGCAATCGCCGACGCCATCGAGGACAACATCGCCGACCCAATCGAGCGGGCGCGGTTGTCGATGAAGCACTTTCGAATCATGACCAGCCGCACCGAAACGGGCGTTGGCAAGTTCGGGAAGGCGCTCGGCAGGTTCAAGGTTGACGTGGCCGTGGCCGATCAGCAGTTCTCGGAGTTCGGCCTATCGTTCGCGCGGATGGGCATCGCGGCGGCAGCTGCTGGCGCGGCACTTGTGGCGTTCGGGGTCAAAAGTGTGGGCGCGTTCATCGCGAAGAACGTCGAGGCCAAGGAATCAACTGACGGACTGACTGCGGCGTTCACCACCCTGCAAGAGGAGGTCGGTGGACTCATCTTTCAGCGTGCTGGCCTCGGCGGGTTCTTTGACGACATGTCAACCGGTCTGCACGGCGTGGCCGACGAGGTCCGAGAAATCAACCGACTGATGGACGCTGGCGAGTTCATGAACGCCGTGCGAATCCTCACCGGGATAAACAGGGCACCATCGAACTCCGAGACAATCCTTACAGGCGGCGGCGGGTCAGTCACGACGACGACGACGGAGTCTAAGGGGATGAAGCCGGGGTCTCCCGAGTACATCGCATTTCAGGCGCGTCGCCAGCGTGAGTCCGACAGGATGGAAGCGGCTGCGCAGCGCGAGCTTGACGGGTTCGCGAGCAAGCCGAAAGGCCGAGGTGGCCGAGGCGGAGGCGGGCGAGCGGCAGCACGGGCCCGCGAGCGCGACGCACGGGTTGGGAGCCTGGCCGCGCTGAACTCGCAGAAGGCACGCAGCGACGCACGCGAGCGCAGCCGGCTCGCAAGTCTTGATGGGTCCGCAGGCATAGGCGCCATCGCGTCGAGTCTTGACGCGGCGTTCGACTCCACCCGCGACGCCGCAATCAGCATGTCGGCGGACTCGCTGTCAGCAATGGCTCGACTCAACACCGCAGTCTCCGACGCGATCCCCGAAGTGCTCACCCTCGGCGATGTCGTCAAAGACAACCTCGGCGGCGCGTTCCTCGACCTCGGGATCAACATGACGCAGGCGTTTGGTGCGCTGGCTGTGGGCAAGTCGTCGTTTGGGGAGTTCGCGGCATCGGCGCTCAACAACCTCGGCGCCATCGCTGTGCAACTCGGGACGCTGCTGGTGGGCGCGGGGTCGGGCTTTGCGCTCATCCCCGGGTTCCAGGCGTCTGCGGGCGCGGTCGCGTTTGGCGTCGGGCTGATTGCGGCTGGTGGCGCCATGCAGGCCATCGGGCCCAACACGTCCACCGGGGGCGGCGGCACGGCGCGTGGTGGCGGTGGGCTCCAGACCAGCAGCATCGCGTCATCGCTCGCCCGCGATCTCGTCAGCCGAGACGACGGTGAGGGACAGATGATCGCGCTCGACATCAACATTGCTGGCGAGTCTGTGGAGCGGGTCATGGTGCCCGTGCTGGACGACGCATTCCGCCGGCGCCGTTTCCGTCACCTCCAGCCGGGATTCTGACATGGCCGACTTCACGACACCGATGCTGTGCCTGCCGTACAATCTCGCGGCGGCTGCGACGACGCACTGTCAGATCAACTTCGCGGACTCCAGCGACGGCGCGCAGACGGTCAACTTCGACCTGACCACAGGGTCCGACCTGTTCACCAACCGCGACTACACGCGGGCGGACAACCTGCTCAAGGATTGGGTGGACGCCGCCAACAACGCTATCAGCGGCTTTGCCACGCCCGGAGAGTTCACCGTGGCCGAGCAGTCCAGCGGCAACATGAAGGGCATGGTCACCATCACCTACACGGTGGGCACGGCAAGCGACGATATCACCTCCATCGTCTGGCGCGAGCCTGCGATCATCGGCGGACTGGACTTCGGGTTCATCAACGACACCGAGGGGCCCACGAACGGGCCCAGCCCCGGCGACACGCACGAGTGGGCGTCAGACTATGTCGCAGGCCAGCAGTGGATTCCACACCAGGCGTACCCCGGTTGCATGCTCGCGCGCGACGTGCCCAAGAAGTTCACGCCGGTGATCGAGACGTTGAGCTCGTCGGGCAAGGGGACGCAGGACGCAGGCGGCACGACCACCCGGCGCGCTGTGTCCATCCTGACCGTCAACGCTGCATCGGTCTTTGAGTGGGCGGCGGCTGAGGCTGGGCACCTGGAGACAGGGCAGACCAGCGCGGATCCAAACGTCACCCTGGACGACTTCATCGACGTGTGGCGCGGCAAGAAGACCACCGCGCTCAAGACCGCGCGCTGGCACCGAGACATGGATACGGCGGGCACCTACACGGAAGTGCTCCCGCTCAATCCGATGCTGCAAGGCGCGGACTCTATCGCCCGCGAGGCGCAGCCCGCCCCGCTCAAGTACGACCTCGACTTTGAACTGATGCACGCGAGTTGACCATGGCCCCGTCGATCACATCGTCCCGGTTCATGTACTCAATCCGGGTGGAGGGCTACGGCGACCCGACCGCGTCCACCGCCAGCAACAAGCTGTACAGGTTCGCGTGGAATCGCAATTTCTTCGATGCGCCGTCTACGTCCGACCCGGATTCACTCTACGTGGCGGACACGATGATTGGCTACCCCCGAGAGGTGGGGATTGAGGTTGACTTCGTGTCGGACCGTGTCGGCGGCAACTCGATGAGCTTTGAGTTGGTCGGCCACGACGACGCGGCCAACACCGTCTGGGAATCCTTCTGGACCGCCAAGGAGTCGGTGACGACGCGGCTTGCCGCTGCGCTGGCACAGGGCGCCACGACTGCGACCCTTGGCGATGTCGGGCTGGCTCCGCTGGCGCTGCACCTCGAGCGCGAGTGCATCTATCTGGCATCCGAGGGCGGCGGCAACTACACGATCCAGCGCGGGCAACTGGAGACGGACGACGTAGCGCACGGGGTCAGTTCCGACGACGACGTGGAGATGTTCACGACGCCATCGGCGTACACGCTGCCGGGGCGTCTGGTCCAGTTGATCCGCACGCCACTGGACGCTACGGGCTACGGCGACGAGTCCGTGAGGTGGACGGGCGTGGTTCGGTCGGTGACATCGCCCGACGGACAGCGAATCGTCATTGACTGTGACGACTTGCTGACCTCGCTGCGTGGCCGCAAGCTCATGGATCGGGCATGGCGCGGCGCCATCGCAGGGTTCCAACTCGACCAGTGGGAGTCCACGACCGGCGACGTGACCGCGCTGGATTCGGGCTATGGCACGACCGACGCCAACCGCCAAGCCCTGTTCATCGTCGAGCAGCCGAGCGGCTACGCCTTCAAGGCGTCGTACACCGATGACGACGAGTGGTTGATTGGCGAGGACGTGGTCAAGTTGGAGACTGCCGCGCCAGCGTGTGGCTCGCCCGACCTCGGCGTTGACGATGCCACGCAGGCGATCTTTGTCCGCGAGATTCACAGCACGCACAGTGACGCGCCGGCCAACAACGCCACGCCGTCAACCAATACGTTGCCACTGTCGCAGACACCGTCGGTACTCATCTTGCAGTTGCTCCTGACCACCGTAGGCGGCGACAACGACGCAACGTATGACCTAGCGATCGAGAACCTGGCCGGCGCTGTTCGCAAGCCGCTGGTAGACATCGACGGCATCCTGACATGGGGCCGACAGGGCGGCGACCTCCACCCTGTGGACAATCTGCACATCGGGGTTGAGGGCCCCGAGGAGTTGCTGGACGTGATCGACAAGATCCTGCGTCCGCGGGCGGCTGTTCTCGGGCCCACCGTCGAGGGCAAGATCGGTGTTATCAGCTTCGCAGACGTGGCCCCGTTTGGCGGCGCCAACGCGATCATCGAGGCCGACTTTCTCGACGAGGCGATCCCGCAAGACCGACGATTGGAGGAGGCCATCGAGCGGATCACGCTGGAGTTCGGCGGCTGGCCGGGTGGCAACCGCTCGACGATCTCCGCGAAGGATGTGGTCAACTATCGGCGGCTGCCCCGAGGCGGCGACACGACAGCCATCAGCATCGACGGCAGCGCGTACAGCGACCAGGACGTGGCGCTGGCTCAAGTGTCGCTCATCCTCCAGCGATTCCACGCGGCGATCCCTGCGCTTGAGGGTCGCACGTCGAGATTGATCGACCAATGGCTGGGCGACACGGTGGCGGTGACACACTCCCGCTCGTTCGCTGGCGACGGCACACGCGGCGTGACGGCGCGCGTCCACCTTGTGACGGGCCGAACTGAGCGCGTCTCAGAGTCGGACCAGACGCTTACGTACATCCTGCGAGACGTGGGCTTGATCTACGCGGGCCAGGGCAGAATCGCGCCGTCGGGCATTGTCCAGTCGTACGATCATGGCAACGCCACCATAGTGCTTGAGCCAAATGAATTTACCAGCAACAACGCGAACGACCCCGTTGACGACGACGTGGATGGATTCGCATCAGGCTACTTTGTGATGGTCGCAGATCAGTACGGAACGCCGAAGCAGACGGGACTCAAGGTGGATTCACTGGTGGTCGCATCTCACAAGGTGGTGCTGACTGCGTCGCCTGGCGCAGGGACCATCGTCGCGGGCGATGTGCTGCGATTCGAGGATTACTCGACCGCGGCCAGCGGCGCCCAACGCGACGACTGGGCGTACATCGCAGATGCAAGCAATCAGCTTGGTGGGTCCAGCGACAATCGCAAGGAGTACACGTCGTGACCGATTTCAAGAAGATCGACCGCGACGCGGCCAATGGTGAGGAGCCGTACGACGCCTTCCTGCTCCGTGGCATCGCGCGCAATGTCGAGGCGGCGTACGAGTCCCGGATGCGGCGAGGGTCCATGACATGGGGAGTGGATGACAGGCCGCTGCTGGCGTCATACTGGACGTGCGGGATTTTCCTGGGCTTCTGGCCCGTGAGCCTTGGCTGCAATGAAATCACTGTCGAGGCCATCGTGGACGTGGACCAGGTCGAGATGGACTTTGGCGCTTCGATTCTCAACGCCGTCGGCGTGGTTACTCCGGACCTGACTACCACCGAGTCGCCGGGGTCCGCGACGATCATCAGCTTCACGCTCGACGTTACCGGCTACGGCGGGCGCGTGGTGCCTGTCGTGCTGCTCTACCGCTCGCACAAGGACACATCGACGGCGCAGACGGACAATGTGTCAGCCGACACAGATCAAGTCGTGCAACTGCACAAGTACCAGCTCACATCGGCGGCTTTCACGCTGGATGCTGCCAAGCGGTACGTGCTGGACTGGACCACGGAATTCGCCAGCGCGACGAACTCCGAGACGATGAATCCGCCGGACACCAAGAACGTGATCCGGCTCGACACCGCCAATGACGTGGCGTACGTCTGGCCCCCGTTTGACCAGCACGATCCCGGCTACCAGACCGAGGCATACACCGTCACCCTGACGGAGATCGGCCGGTGTACGCTGTACGGCGCGGGGGTCTACGAGACGGGCACCGAGTCCCGGCTTGCGCTCGAGGACCTGCTGCACACGGGCTACCCTACATCCGTCAGCGTCCTCAATGAGATGTATCGACGGATGCGTCAGCAATTCAAGACTCGCACGCGCATCCACCACATTGGCGGTGCGTACGACAACGAATTGCAGGACAACGGCACCACCGTCCAGGCGTTCGGAGCTGCCGAGCCGATCAACGCCCCGTCTGACTCGTGGCAAACGTTGGGCTCGGCACTGGTCGGCAACTACGACGACGACAAGGGCGAGGACACCGCAGGGTCGGAGACGGAGCGAAGCAGGCTGACGGTGCTAGCCGCGGTTGTGCTGACTCACACCCACCACACCGACGCACAGCGCGCGTTCGACATCGACTTCCGCGTGACGCTCAACAGCTACTCGGGCGGCTGGTCTGCAAACACGGTGACGGGCTCGACGGCGACGACGCGGATCAGGTCCATCAATGCGCATCCGATCTACGGTGCCGAGGATGGATTCTTGCGGGCGCTCAAGCTGCAAGAGCTCCACGAGGTGGCCGAACTTGCGTCCCACTCCATGCGCGGATCTTTCCCCGTCCAGACCTTGGCGCGACGACGGGGCTGGGGCGGCCTCCACCTGGTCCGCCTGGACATCAACGACACGCAGACGACAGCGAGCAACCGGCTGCTCCAGATCCAAGCCAGGCCGACAACGACGGAGACCCGCGACGGCACCGACTACGTGGTTGACGTGGACGGAAATTCTATCACGCCGTCTCAGTCGCTCGACTGGCTGTGGTTGCCAGCGTTCACCGTCATCACGAGCGAGTACGTGCCATGACTGACTTTGTGAATCCGACCGCGTGGGTGGACTTCGGCGACGCTGTGGGCGCGACTCACCTGGCAGTAGCCAAGACTATCGGCGGCGGTGCGTCCGACACTCCCGACGCCTTCGACGAGACGACGGCGCTGATCGACAATTCGACGCACGGCTACACCAAGAGTGCCCGCAACGCGGTGTTTGAGCTTGCGCTGTACGGCGAAGAGTCACCGGGGGCTGCAATCGACACGGAGACCTCCCCGTCATACGTGGAGTTTGCGCGGATGCCGATCAAGATGGCGGCTGACCGCGACACGTTGACCGTGACCTTCGACCATGAGCAGGGGACCGTGAAGGTCGAGCTATTCACCAGTGGCGCCGCGAGTCGGGGCAGTGGCGCGAGCACCGAGAAGACGACGCGGACGCAGACCGATGTGTCGGTGACATCCTCCACCGTGGCAGACACCGCGTACGCTGTCCTGTCCCACAAGGCCAAGACCGGCAAGACCGGCAAGGTCTACATGGTGCGCGGCTACGAGGACGCCACGTCACTGTGAAGTGGGTTTACACCGGCCTCCACAATAGCCATACTGTAACCGTCTGGTCACGCTGTGACCCTGCCGGGACTTCCCCGGCGCCCCGCAAGGGGCTTCCTCCACGCGAGAGAGACACATGGCTCGTCAAGCAGTCCACATCGTCAACGGCACGGTCGATACCGTCACCACCGTCACGGCGGTCACGGACATCACCAACACCGTCAAGACCAACCCCTACAACACCGACCACGCGGTTGATTACACGCACTACCAGACGGACGTGTTGGTAACGAACACCGCCGTGCGCGCCGCCAACGCCAAGCGCGTCTCCTGCTCAATCCAGAATCTGGATGCGACCAATCCCGTCTACATCCGCATTGACGGCCAAACGGCGATCACGACCATCGGAATCAAGATCGCGGCCGGCGAACTCTACGAACTGATCCAGCCGTGCTCGACCGAGGCCATCAACGGGATCTCCACCGGCGGCACCGTGTCCGTGCACATCACGGAAGGCCTGGAGCCCTGATGCCTATCTATCAAACAGGCGTCACGCCAGCGGCCGCGGGCACGACCATCATCACGGCGGCGGGCTACACCGCCCTGCTGACGGCGATGGCCGCAGCCTCCGACGGCGACCTCGGCGAGGACACCGACACCGGCGTCCACTACTACTACTACAAGCCGGCAGGGGGGCCGGGTATCCTCGTGCCCACGGCCATGTACGACCGCTGCGCCGCGTACTCTAGCGACGCGACCGGAGACGCATTTTTCACAATCGCGGACGACGAGGACACGGACAGCGACTTGACGAATCGCGGGTTTGTGATCTCCGAGACGAACAGCGGGACTGCCACAAAAGCGGCGGATGGCGCATTGATCCTGACCGCGCCCTCAACAAACGACGTGGCGAAGTTGGAGTTTACGCCCACGACGGCGACGGCGAAGGGCTTGGTGATCATGCGCGTCGAGTGGAAAGTGAGCACCGACGCGGGCGACAATATCTTCTATGCGTCCGGCCCTGGTGGGTACTGGACGCGGCTGACATTCTCCGCTGGTACCGGCGGTTACACGCGGATGTACACGTCCAGCGGCGCGGCGCTGGTCGCTGACACAGGCGAGATCGACCTGTCGGGCGCTGAGTGGCTGTTCTACGAGTACGACTACTCGGGCGATCAGACGTGGACCTCGGTGACGACCGAAGAGTCTGATATGGCCCGCCGAGTCGCGTGCACGCGGAGCAAGCTGCACACGGGAGCGGCCGAGAAGCTGCTGATGCAGATCCAAAATGGCGCGACGCTTGAGCTGTCAGACCTCCACTGGATTGAACTGACATGAAATACACTCTGACCGCCACCGAGTGGGAGCCGATGCCGTCACGAACGAAGCGCAAGCTTCCAGCCGGCGCAATGCGCGTTGTGTGTGACGGCGACGCTAGCTCCGATGTGGCCTACCTCCCCGAGCCCGCCGTTGTACAACTGGCGTTCCGCGGATGCACTCGCGCGACTATCGAGTGCGGCCTACCCCTCGACGATCTGCGTAAGTCCGATCTGGTCAAGATTGCGAAGTCTCTGGGCATCGACCATGACGGGCGCAAATCTGATATCGTCGCCCGTATCTCCAGCCGCACACGGACGAGCGGTACCGTCTTGAGGTCTGGCGACTGATTGAGCAACGACTGGAGGAGTGGTGAGCGATACGACCAATCCAGGCTTCAGCCTCCGCGCCGCCATGCGCTTCAACGCGAAGCACGCGGGCAAGTACGCGATCCCCGAGGAACTGCGATTGCACCTTGCGGACCTCCGTGGGTCCGAGGCGTTTGCGCTCGCTGTGATCGAGTTGCAGCGGGTGCTTTTCCCCGAGACGCCCCACGAGTGGGACGGCAAGTATGGGCGTGGCACGGCGACTGAGGCGGCGCGAGAGTACTCCTACGTGGACGACTCCGAGCGCCACTTCCTCCGCGCCGGCATCCGCATTCCGCTGCAAGGGGCGGCGACCCGCGCGACCCGGCTGGTGACGTGGGAGCAGGACGGCGGGCTTGGCCTCCACATGAGCGGGCACCGGGCACGCAAGGGCGAGATCGCCTGTGTCGTTTGGCACTGGGGCGGCATCAACCCCGAGCACTGCCGGCGGACGCTCGCCAACCGAAACCTGTCCAGCCACTTCGGCGTCGGTCGCGGCGTGAACTTCCAGTGGCTCGACCTGGCCCGCACTGCCCACCACGCCGGATGGATCAATGGCATCGCCGTCGGCGTGGACCTGTGCCAGCAACCCGAGACGAAGTGGGCGGACCACTACGGCGACCTGGCCACGATTGACAACCCGTCGAGTCCCCGGCGCGGTCCCCGCAAGGTGCTCGATCTTCACCCCGAGATGGAGCTGGCAGCTGCGGAACTCATGGTGGACCTATCGGCGGCGCTGGGTATCCCGCTCGAGATTCCGGGTGACGACGCGCTCAAGAGCAAGGCGGCGCTGCGGGCGTTCCGCGGTCACGTCGGACACCACCACGTCAGCAAGATGAAGTGGGATCCGGCCCCGTACCTGCGGGGCATTCACGCGCGAGCACTGGAGATTGCGAGATGATGGACATGACGGCGCCCGAACAGGGCATGGAGATGCAGGCGCACATCGTCACGATGATTCTCGACTGGGGCTTACCGTGGTGGGGTATCGCGCTGCTGGCGATTGCCACGGTGGGACTCGGTGCTGGCCAAGGAACGACGCTTATCAAGGGTGCGCTCGACCTCATCCCGCGCATCCACGCAGCGCGCGCGAACGGCGACCCCCGATGGTGGCAGCTGCTCATGCGCGCGATCCCGCTGGCGATTGGCGTGGCGCTGGGCTACGCCGTCTGGCCGTACGGGTGGGCGTGGGCCATCGGCCTGGCTGGCGGCACGGTCGCCCCGACGGTGGTGTGGCTCGTCAAGCGGGCGGGGAAAGCAGCGGCGCAGAAGGCGCTCGACCGTGTGCAGAACAGCGAGGACAGCGCCAGTTCTGACGCATGAGTGCCAAGCCTGGCACACGCGCGCACACCGGCTATGACGGCGTCCCGGCCCTGACGGCGTCCGCAAACTGGCACGGCCTATGCGTTAAGCATGGGCATGGCACATTGCACACTGGAACAAATCGAGGCACAACTGGCGGACCTAATCAGGGAGGTCGGCGTGGCTGACGAACCCGTACAGACGCCCCGCGACGCTGTCGCGGCCTCCGACATTGCCGAAGTCGTCGCGGGCCTAAAAGACCTCGCGGCGCAGGTCACCGTGCTGAGCCACGCGCTGTTCGGCGGTGACCCTTTAGCCAAGCGGCGACCGCTCATCACGCGGATCGAGGACTTGGAATCCACCACGGAGAACCAGGAGGGGCGGTTGCGCGCCATCGAGGACGCCGAGCTCGCGCGCGGCCCTATCCGCGCTGTGCAGGCTGTCCACCTGACGCTGATCCAGAAACTCACATACGGCGCCGTCGGGCTTGCCTGCGCCGGAATCGTCGCCGCGTCGATCAAGCTCCTGCTGGGTGGCGCGTGATGCTCAAGAGATTCCTGCTCCCGCTTGCTGCCCTGCTTGAGCGGTTCCTGTTGTGGATGTGGCGCCGCAAGCCGGCCAAGGTCACATACATCCCACGCAAGCCCACACCAGCCGTCAGGCCGCGCGAGGTGGCCAAAGCGGACGCTGACACCCGGTCTGTCATCGTGGAGGCTGAGGATGCGCTGGACGAGGCTCCGCGGGATGTCGAGGACTGGACGGACGCTGGCGATGATGCCGCGACACGAGGAAGGTGATGCCTGAGAACCCGACGGAAGAACTCTTGCTGGAGTACGCGCGCACGCGCTGCAACTACGGGCACTTGATCGCGCTACTGCGGCGCGAATGGGTCAAGCTCCTGATGGACGGAGGCGCTCCTTTGCATGTGGCTGTCGGCGGCGCGATGGTGGACCCATACCCGGCTGAGGTTCGGGAAATGCTAGCGCCAATCAACGCGCCACCGCTGGACGGGTGAAGCCCCCTTTCGGGGGCTGGGGCGCGGTCAGCGCAGTTTGCGCATGACCCTCCGCGTCTCCGCGGCGGTGAGCCGATACCGGAGGGCGTCGGCGACCTCCGCGGCGGTGGCAACGTCGGCGTACTCGACGCCGTTGATGGTGATTTGAAAGGAGGTGAGGTAGGGAAGGATGAAGACCGCGACGGTCACGGCAATGCGCACGCCGTGTCCGCGGTTTGCGGTGTAGTTGATTGTTTGAGTGGGGAACATGTTGCCCTCCGGGGCTTGGTTAGCGTCCATCGCCAACCCGATGACTAGTTATACGCATGGAAAATGCAGACTGCAACCCATAAACGAATAAAAAGTGCATTTAATCTCCGGGTTGCTCGCTCAACTCCACGAGGTACGTCACCGTCCGCCCGTCATCCGTCCGCGCCAGTCGCCCGCCCTCGACGTAGCCGCCAGACTCCAACCTGCCAAGAGCCTTGCCGACCTGGCTGGTGTCCGCCCACGGCTCGGCAATCTCGGCCACGAGTTCAGCGCGCGTCGGCGGGCGACCCAGGCGCAGGGTTTCGCGTTCCAGCGCGCGGTAGGTGGCGCGGGTTCTGCTGCTCCATCTCATGCCGCACCATCGAAGATGAGCGCGCCGTCGGCGGCGACGGTCCAGTTCTCCACGTCCGCAATCGCGGCGGGGTCCAAGTCCAGCCACGCCCCGAGGTGGCCAGCGATGGCCGCGGTCAATTCGGCCCACGGCGTGTAACGGTCGTCCTCGTCGATGGCTCCGCTGTCGAAGTTCTCACCGCCGTTGATGTTGGCGCTGTACGCCCAGCCCTGCTCGCCCGCGCTGTCGTCGTACCAGATTGTGATCTGCGTCGTCATGTCGTCTCCTGTTGTTGCGTCCCAGACTCCCCGCGGGAGTTTCGGGCCCCCGCCGGGGCCCTCGTCAGTGGGTTAGGCCATCGCGTTGCGCGCCTTGTGGGCGGTGCGCCACGAACCTGCGGACATTTCATCCGTCTCCGAGGAGTTCCGCACGATGGCGAGTCCCATCACCCAGCCGTCGAAGTGGCGACCGCTCAAGCGGCGGCGGTTGATCGAGGGCTTGACCCTGCGTCCCAGCGTCTTGGCAAATGCCTTGACCGAATCGAAAGCCGCGAGGGCCTCGCTCTTGGTGGCGGCGCGAACGGTGACAACGTTGTCAGCGGCCATGGCGCGGTAACCGGACACGAGCAGGTGACCTTGGATGGCGGCGGCGGCGTCGATTGCGTGGATGGTGGTCATCTTGGTTCGTCTCGGTGTTCGTCGGGGGCTCCATCGCCAACCCGATGAGTAAGTTATATACACCCCGCGTGTGCTTTACAACCCCTAAATGCACACCGCGTGCGTTTTATTTGTCGATTCTTCTGAGGTGACACGATGAACCCCCGCTATCACGCAATCGCCCTAATCGCCGTTCTCACCCTCGCGCCGCTCACCGCCTCGGCGGATTGCGCTGTGGTTTCCTCCGACGCCGAGGGCGTGCCCGTCCGCATCTCGTGTGGAGCTTTGGCGCTCTACGCGGTGACGCCCGCGCAGCTCGCGCGGTGGACCGAGATCGAGGACGCCCTGACCTTGGCCGTCGCTGACCTCGAGACGTGCGCAGGCCAGCGGCTCACCTTGTCGAATGAGCAAGCGGCCTACCTCGCGCGGGACGAGGCGCTATCCGCCCAGGTGGTAGACCTCACGGCGGGCGTGCTGCGGCTGGGGGAGGAGGTGGCCGAGCGGCACACGCTCGTCGAGGTGGTGGTGTACGTCGCGCTGGGAGTGCTGCTGGCGGGCGGGTCGGGCTACGCAATTGGCGCGCTGACCAACTAACTCCACATCCCCGCCGGGTCATCCGCAGCCTGCCCGCCGTGCAAGAATCCGACATTGCGCAGCCCGCCGTCCATGTAGATATTCTTCGGCTCCGGGGTGGCGCCCCTCGACACCTTCTCACGCAGCGGCGGGCGAACGCCCCCCATCCTGCACACGCTGATCACGCCAGCGCCAGGACACGCCCTCCACTCGCCATCCAGTTCACCGCCGACGATGCGAACCCCGCCGTGCATGGCCTCGCGCACGATGGACCCAAGGTGTCGGCCCTCGTCGTACACGTCGAGCCGATCTCTGGCGTGGCTGCTGCGTCGCTTCACTACTGTTCCGGTCTTCATCTCTTCCTCCTGTACTTCGGCGCCATCCGTCGAGCCTGCGAAGCGCCCCTTGCGTGAAGTCCGCGCTTGCAACGTCTGAAAATCACCACAAGAAGGCCCCTCCGCATTGCTTCGGTAGCCATTGTGTAGGGCCCGATGGTGGCGCCAGTGGCAGCTCGGGGATTTGAACCCCGCACGTCTGGGACGTGGACCCCGCCGCGACACCCGGCAAGAGGTGTGCGGCGCAGCTGCCATACGGCGACGGCCCGAAGACCGCCGCCTGAGTCTGGTTGAACGACGCAGACTCGTCGAACAGAACCCCTCCAGTCTGTGGAGCCAAGGCCCCGTTACCCGCCCGCCGCGACATCCGACGGGTCGGATTCGCTAGCCGCGGTCATCGTCCACAGCGTGTAGTCGTCGCGGGCCTTGTCAGCGCCCTCCTGGCGCTTGTCCCAGGTCAGCGCCTTCCATCCGCCCCACCTCGAGGCGTGCTCGGTCCACGTCGAGCAGTCGCAGTAGCAGCCGTATGGACAAAAGATCTCGGTCTCATTGCCGACGATGGCCTCCGTGTCCAGCGACTCACCCTCGCGGAGCTCGCGCACCCGGAACAGGTCGCGGTTGCGGTAGACGGTCGCGCCCTTGCGGGTGACGCTGCACTCAATCCGCATCCGAAGGATTGCGCCGTGCGTGACAAGCGACTCCGCGTCGCCTGTCAGGCACTTCCACCCGACCGCCACCACCGTCTCCCCGCTGGCGTCCTCGACCGTCGCGCGCAGGGGTCCGCGGGTCTGGTAGGTGAGGACGACGCGGCAGGTGATGTCGGCGTAGCCCTCGGCGGGGAGGTCTGAGACGGGGATGTGGCCGAGGTGGGTCATCAGCAAGCCTCCGATGACTCGTGGAGCAGGTTCCACGTCTGTTCCATTCGGCACAAATCGCCATCGCGGAGGGGGTCTGCCTCATCGTACCGGCGCTCGGTCCGCCTTCCGTTCGCTTCCAACATCCAGAACACTCGACCGTTGGCCACTGGTCGCGCGGCGCTATGCACGCGGGCAGGAACCCTTACTTGACTCCACCCAACTGTGTCGCCGTCTCCGGTGACTTCGTCGTCGTCCGGGTGGATCACCGAGTCGCACTCTTCGCAAACGAGTTGATACGAATGTTCACAGATGAAGTCCCCGCCACACCGGCAGCAGGAGTACCGGGGGTACATGGTCCGAATGTGGTCGTAGTCCCTGCCTGCGTCTAGGGCGTCCACGATCTTGAACGCTAGACTGGATTCAATCCGAAACCATTCTTTCCTGCGCATGAGTGAGGCAGGGTCCAGCATCATGTGGGCGATCTTTTCTGAGGCCGAATGCCAAGTCCGTTCCAGCCTGTACGACTCCGGCGCGTACGTATTGAAGTCCCGAACCCTCTTTTCCGGGTTGGCGGACTGGCCTATCTTGACCCATCCGGGGAACATCGGGTTGGTGGCTGCGTAGACGGGCATTACACCAACACCCCCTGCGCCAAGACCGCCTGTACGCGGGCCTCGAAGTCGTCATAGATTAGCTCGCCGCCGTTGGCCTCGCACGTCGCGGTAACGCACTCCTCGACCTGGCCGGGAGTCAACCCCTCACCGCGGGCCCACTCGATCCACTCGTCAGCCTCCCACGCCGAGTCATCGGCGGTGGCCGCGGGCAACTGCGGAGCCCCGAAGAGGGGAGCGGCTGCGGGCAGTGACGCCTGCGCGCCCGACGCCCGCGGCACGTCGGCCGGCGGCGGTGTGATGTCGTACATCGGCACTTCCGACTCGCCGAGGGTGTCCACGTAGACCGTGGAACTCGTGAGGTCTGGGCAGTAGATGCGCTGGCCGAGCGACATGGCGCGCGCAAAGAGCATCGTCTGCGGGTACTTCGTCCAGTTGCTCCCCTGCCCGCCAGTGAGGCCGGCGCGGTTGGCGTCCTCCATGGTGAACGTGAAAGCCCCGGCAGACTCACCCCCGCGCGTGAACTCCAGCGTGCAGACCGTGGGCGTCAACTCCACTACGGAGTAGTCGTACAGCGGGTGACGGCGCATGAGCGAAGCCAGGACCGTGTACCCGATGTGCGTCTTACCCTTGATGAGGTAGATGCTGGACAGCGCTTCGAACGGCGCGAGGCCGAGGTCCGCGCCCTTGAGCATGACGATGAAAGCCGCGTCCGCGTTGCCGACGGTGGGGTAGATGCCTGACGCCACGGCGGCGCTCGCGAGTTTGTAGAGTTCGCCGCGCTCCGACTCCGAGATGGACAGCACAGACGATGCCTGCAAGGCGGTCTGCGGACGGGGCGCGATAGCGGTTTGTTCACTCATTGTTGTCCTCTTCGCGGCGCTCCCACGCCGTCAATTCCATTGTGTCAGCCTCGACCGGATACACCGGCGCGGAGGGGTCGATCAGTACTTCAAGTATCCGCTCCATCGCGATACGACGCCGACGCCGAGCTCGCGCCAGAACGTCGGCGGATGCCCAGACCAGGCGCACGCCGTGGGGCGGCTCGGCCTCGACGACGAGCCAGAACCATCGGGGCGTGACATCCTGCCCGGAGATCGCGCGGTAGCCGTCGAGGTAGTGCGCGCCCTGCTCGGGGTAGTTGTAGTTTTTGGCGTGACGGTCGAACGCGGGTCCGGCGTCGTGCGTGAACTTGAGATCCCCCCACGCCGATTGGCACGGACTCACGATGTCCACGGCTGCGCGACAATACAGCCCGGTGCCTTCGTCCACCCACGCAAGGCGCTGCTCGGTGCGCCCGCCGAGGACGGGGACGTTGCCGGCGGCGGTCCATCGCTCGTGCCATTCCAGCACGGCATGGACCGCGTTGGTACACCGCGCTTCATCGTCGGCGCTCAGAAGGATGCGGCCGCTGTTCTCGCGGGCGTGGTCGCTCACGAGGTCTGACAGGTAGCAGGCGTGTGGCTCGACGGCTTGCAGCGCGGTCATCTTCTCCGCGTTGCTCCCGCTGACCTTGACCGCGTGGCCCTCAGACTTGAGCGCCTTCAACCGTTCACCCACGTCCTTGCCCGACTCGTAGATGACAGCCTCGGCGGGAGTCTTGCCCACGTCGAACGCGGGCGCGTACCGCTTGCCCCACTCGGCGGGCTCCAACAGCGCGCAGTGGCCAGCGGTGCCAAACCGCATCGCGGGGGACTCGCTGCGCTCGCGCTGTTGGTCCTGGAGCCAGTGCCGGCCCGACTGCATCGCGGGCCCAAAGCCCGACCCGCCGAGCGCGCCGCTGGCGAAGTACTCCTCGGCGGTCCAGCCCATCACGCCCGTGGGCGGGTTGTCGCGGAGGAGGGAGGCGCGGAGGGTTTCGACGGTCATTGCGGCGCCCCCTCGATGATGCCACGGAGGTTGGCCTGCGCCACCTCTACGGCGTGCGACGCGGCTTTGATGGCGGGGGCCGCGTCGCGCAACCACGCCGTCGCTCGCTCGTGTCCAGCCACCGCGTCAGCATGAGACGTGTAGCGCCAGCACGGATTTTCCATGTCGGGCCCGAAGATCATGGTTTCCCACAGGACAGGGGGCCCGCCATCGTAGGCGTGGTCGAGGCGCAGGAACACAGTAGACACCTCCCACTCGGCGACCTCGGCCTTGGCCACTACGTGCCGCGCACGCTCATCCTCCGTAGGTACCCGAAGCTCGGAGTCCGGCACGGGTTCGCCGTCATTGTTCAGCCTGTACCAACCTCGCATCACCACACCCTCGGCCCATCGTCGGGCCCGTTGGCCCGCCGGTCTTCGATACACACGGCGATGATCCACACCGCCAGAATCAGAATCAGCGCGATGGTCATTGGTCCGCCCCGTTCACTTCGTCCTCGAAGTCTTGCAGTCTCGCGACCAGCGCATCCAGGCGCCGCGACTTCTCCACCGCGTCCGCCATCAACCGCGCGATGCTCGACTCCATCCGCGCCACGGTCGCCCGCTCGACCTCAAGGTCTGTCCGCGCGTCCCGCAGGTCGCCGCGGATCTTGAGGTTCGCCTTGATGAGCACGCGCACCCGGTCCTCGGCGCTCCGCTTGTCCCGCTCGGCTTCTCCAGCGTCAGCGCGGGCAATGTCTCGCTCGCCTTCCAGCCCGGAGATGCGGGCCTCTATTCGGGCGTTCCATCCGCAGTCACACATTTCCAAACCCCTCCAAGTGGCCCAACGCCGCGTCAACTTGGTCGCACCCGACGCTGACATACCCGCTGCGCTGCTGACGCAACCCCAGCGCAATGCGCCGCGCCCCTTCCGCCAGGCTGTGCAGGTCAGACGACAGCGCATCAAGCGCAGCCTCGTCGCCCGCGGCCAAGAGACGGCGGATTTCGTCCGCCAGTGTGTGTAGTTCGTTCATTGGTCCTCAGCTTGCCCTGAGTGGCACCGTTCATCGGTGCCGTGCAGACTATGTAGTATGCCTGCAACGTTATCGCAAGTGTTCAATGCAAGAAAAGGTTGCAAGCCCGCAACCGCGTTGCTACATACGTCCCATGCAAACCGAAGGACAGGACAAACTCTCGCGGTGGGTCGATGCTGAGAAGGACAGGGGCAAGACCATTGCCGACTGCGCCGCCCGGCTCGGCATCCACCGCACTACACTGTGGCGATGGCTCAAGGGAACGGGCGCCCCGGATAGGGGGCAGGCTCTTGAGTACGCCCGCACCATCAAGATCCCCGTGGGAGCATGGGGCAGGGAGGCGACGTGACCCGATCCAAGAACCCCAACCCGGACCCGGTGTCCGCCCGCGCACACAAGCGCATCGCGCAACTCACCGAGACGCTGTCCGAGTTCGACGTGTCCGGCCCCGACTGCCGGCGCATCAACTCCGCGCTGACCACGCTCGTCGCGGTGGACCTGGCCGCGGTGGAGCACGCCGTGGAGTTCATGGGCAACGCTGACCTTGGCGTTGGAGTCGCCGATGTCATCCGACTGCTGAGGACGAAATGACCCCAGCCAACCGTAACCAACTCGCCCTCCTGTGCTTCGTCGCCATCGCGATCTTCTTGGCGGGGATGGCCGTCAAGTCGTGCGCGCCGGAGCCCGTGCCCGCTGAGGTGAAGAGATGAAGTGGCAAGTGCAAGTGCTCCTGCTCGGCGAACAGCCCGAAGGCCAAGGATGGGAACCAGTATCGTCGTCGTCGGTGTTTCAGCAAGGATTTGGCGTCGCTCACTATGTGATGTGGCGACGGGCGCAGGAGTGGTGATGAAAACCTACCTCATATGCGCCGCCCTGCTGGCTCACGCCAGCCACCCCGGATGGGCACACCAGCCCACGCAGACCTCCGAGGACACGTGCAACCTGGTCGCGACCTACGCCGAGGCCAGCGGGCTTCCGGTGGAGCTCGCGGTCGGGGTGGCCTATCACGAGTCCAAGCTGCGCACCCACGCCCAGAATCCCACGTCGAGCGCCTATGGCCCGATGCAGATCCTGCGACCGTGGTGCAAGTACGGCGACTGCTCGACGGTCGAGGGCACGCTGACCGCGTCTATGTACGCCCTGTGGTGGCATCTGCGCCGCTCGGGGTGGGACTGGCTGCGCGGTGCCCGCGACTACACCGGCGTCAGCGTCACGGGCAATTCTGCCCACGCTGACAAGATTAACCGCACCTCGCTGTGGCTGGAGTCGCAGGCGCGGTGCCAGTGCTCAAGGGGGGCGAAGTGAGCGACCGAAAGATCCACACCGGCACAATGTACGAACGTTGGCTATTTGACGAGTCCGAGCCGGCGCTGCGCTGCCAATGGCCCACCTCAGACTGTGCGGCGCGATTGTCAGTGGCCCTTGCCGAGGGCGAGGCCGCGGACCTTCGGATGGTCAGGGCTGTGCTCGACGCTTACCACCACCTCCTTGTGCATCCCATGGGCGCGCAGCGCGCCGTGGCTCGGTTGCGCGCGCTGCGTCGCGCCGAGCGACGGGACGCCAGCGACGCGGGTGCAACCCAATGACCAAAACAGACCGAGCCCGCATCCGCTACGGAGTGGGCGTCATGCGCTACCTGCGACCGCGGACGGCGGCGAAACCGAGGGTGAAGAAGTGAGCCTCATGCGCCGATTCATCGCCAAGATCCTGCACGTCAAGTCGATCCGCCACGCCGTCGCGCTCGACATCATGGCCAAGACCGCCATCGCCCGACAGCGGGGATGGGTGGACGGGCGTAACACGAACTGGGTGGTGTGATGAACGCTGACCGAATCAACACCGCCGACCGCATCGCGGCACGGCTCAACGAACACGACACCATCGACGCCTGGACGTGGAACGGCACCGAGATGAAGACCGCCCGTGTCTACCTGTGCGAGGTGATGCCCGACGGCGTCCGCAAGCTCCAGCGGGGGCCCATCGAGATCGAGTGGGCTGCTGACGGCTCCGGGGACGTGTACGCCGTGGATCACTCCAAGGGGTGGACGGGCGACCAACCCGAGACGATTGACGACATCGCGCACGGGGTGTGCTGGGGTGCGAATCTGCGCAGGAGGGCGGCGTGAAAGATGCCGCGATCCAATCAACGCTGGGCGTAGGCGCCGCTGCTGCGGACCGTGCGGGACGGCGTGAGTTCGACGCCTACTACACGCCCAATCCGCTCGTGACGGCGCTCCTCGACCGTCACCCGTGGCTCTTGCAGTGCGGGACCATCCTTGAGCCGTGCGCCGGGGAGGGCAACATCAGCGACGCGCTCAAGGCGCGGGGCGCGGACGTTATCACGGGCGACATTCGCCCCGAGGTTGGCGCGGACTACACCTGGGACTTCACGCTGGAAGGGCTGGCGACCTACGCCGACCCCGAGCCGCCGATGATGCCGAAGGTAGGCGCCATCATCACCAACCCGCCGTTCTCCGAGTCCTCCGCGTTCGTCCGCGCCGCGCTGGCCATCACGCCCAACGTCGCGATGCTCATGCGCATGACGTGGATCGAGCCGACCAAGGACCGACGGGAGATCTGGCGGGACACGCCGCCGTCGTGGGTCCACGTACTCAACCCGCGTCCGTGCTTCACCGGCGATGGGAAGAGCGACAGCGCGACGTGCGCATGGTTCGTGTGGCAGCAGCAGCCGTGCCCCGATGCGCCCGAGACGTTTCTGGAGCCGATGACGGATTGGCACCACGCCGACCAAGGGGTGCTGCTATGACCCCCTGGTGGGCCCCGGCATGCCCGACCCGACCCGCGCCCCGCATCTACCGCGGCACCGATGGCCTCCGCGTCATCTGGCTTTGCGACCGCTGCGACGGGCCCAAATCACACGACTGCGCGGACCAGGAGCAGGCACAGGCCGTGCTCGCGATGGTTCGCCTTACACCGACCTGCTCGGACTGCGCCACCCCCACGGAGGGCAAGCCTGAGCCGGGACAGCAGATGGAGATAGGATGACCGACAACTACCGCGCCCGCGAGCTCGCCCTGGCCTACGTGATGGCCCTCGACCCCGCGCGCCGCCTGCGGCTGTATGGGCGCCTGGCGGACCTCGTCGGGGAGGATGAGGCGGACCGGATGATTGAGGAGGTGAGTCCGTGAGAGCACCCTTCCCGTGGTTCGGCGGCAAGCGAACGATCATCGACATGGTGTGGGAACGCCTCGGCAAGCCGAAACAGTACATCGAGCCGTTCTGCGGGTCTGCCGCTATGCTGCTCGGCGCACCGAAGCCCGCCAGCCTGGAAGTGGTCAACGACCTGAACGGCTTTCTGGCCAACTTTTGGCGGGCTGTGAAGCACCAACCCGCCGAGGTGGCGCGGTGGGCGGACTACCCCGTCTCCCACATCGACCTCGGCGCGCGCCACCGCTGGTTGATGGAGCAGCGCGCTCGCCTCGGCGCTGAGTTGCAAGACCCGAACTGGCCGGGTTGTGCGCAAGTGGCCGGCTGGTGGCTGTGGGGGCAGTGCTGCTGGATTGGCTCCGGTTGGTGCGACTGGTTCGGCAAGATCCCGCACTCGGGAAACGCCGGCATGGGCGTGCAGGCGGTCGGTCAGATCCCGCACTCGGGAAACGCCGGCATGGGCGTGCAGGCGGTCGGTCAGATCCCGCACTCCTCCGACGCCGGCCGTGGCGTGCAGGCGGTCGGCAAGATCCCGCACTCGGGAAACGCCGGCATGGGCGACCTGATGACATCGGGCGGACGAACCGCGTGGGTCTGGCTACACAAGATCGCTAACCGGCTGGAACGGTGCAGGGTGCTTCATGGGTCGTGGAACCGGGGGCTCAACCATCACTACGGCGGCGCCGATACGGCGGTGTTCCTCGACCCTCCATACCTCAAGTATGAATCGCTATACGGCCTCGACGGGGCCCCCGTGGCGCTCGCTGTCGCGGCATGGTGCGCAGAACACGCCGACCTTCGGATTGCCCTGTGCGGACACGTTGGAGACTACGACTTGCCCGGATGGGATGTCGTCGAATGGAGCCGGGGCCGGCTCACCTACTCGGGCGGCAAGACCACCGACCTTGAAGCCGTGTGGTTTTCCCCGGCGTGCATCGAACCCACCACTCAACTCGGGCTTTTCGCATGACCCTCACCGAAACCATCAACCTAATCGAATCCATCGGCATCGAGCACTCCGTGGAGCGCCGCGACCCCTACTGCCAGCGCCTATCCCTATGCGGCGGCGCCGTCACCGTCGAGCGCACCCGGCCGACGCCGCAGGGCATGTGGTCCGGGGCGTGGACCTTCACGGGGGAGGGCGGGACGCGCAGTGTCAGCGGCCAGGTGCAGCTGCGCACGGCGTTGCTCGGGCTCAGGCTGTGGGAAGGTGCGCAGTGATGGAGCCGTACTACCAAGACGACGCGGTTACGATCTATCATTGACTTCCATGCGCGGCCGCGGCACTGTTCGTCACGAACTACCAAGGTGGAGACATGACCGAAAAGGAACGTGCGGCGCGGTACAGAGCCAGGAAGCGAGGGGAGGATGTCCCCAAACGGAGGCCGGGTCCTCGCGTCGGCTTCAAGCAGTCCGTGGACCATATCGAAAAGAGAAAGCGTTGGGGCGCGGAGCATCACGCGTGGGCAGGTGACGATGCCTCAGTGAAGGCAGGCCGAGCGCGCGCGCTGCGCGCATACCCTGACATAGGCCCGTGTGAAAAGTGCAACGCGGCCAAGTCCGAGCGCCACCATGTCGATGGTAACACCCTAAACAATGAACCCGGCAACATCATGGTGCTCTGTCGCCGTTGCCACATGGAGGCGCATGGACGCATTGGATAGGGCGTGGCCGCCCGTGAGGGAGTACTTCTACTGCGATGATTCTGTCTGCATAATCCACGGGGATTGTCGGGAGATCGTGCCTGACCTGCCAAAGCCGGGACTGATTCTGGCGGATGTGCCGTACGGGATCAGCGTCGTCGAGAACGCTGGCTGGGGCTGGAAAGGAGACGCGAGGCGAAAAGGAAGCAAGCCCATCGCCGGTGACGCGGAGCCGTTCGACCCTGCGTGGCTGCTCGATCTCAACGTGCCGACGATGCTCTGGGGGTCGAACCACTACGCGAGCAGGTTGCCCGACGCCAAGGGGTGGGTTGCGTGGGACAAGGCCACCCGCAACGGACTCGACCTAAAGCAGGCTGAGATCGAATTCGCGTGGACGAACTACCTGACCCGCCCGATGTGCTTTCGCCACATGTGGTCGGGAGCGTTTAGGGACAGTGAACGCGGCACTCGCTTTCACCCCACGCAGAAGCCCGTCGCTTTGATGTCGTGGGCGCTGACGCTGCGCAACACCCCCGCCGAGGGCTACATCCTCGACCCCTACATGGGCTGCGGTCCGGTGCTGCGCGCCGCGAAAGACCTTGGCCGCAAGGCAATAGGCATCGAGATCGAGGAACGCTATTGTGCTATTGCCGCCAAGCGCATGGCGCAAGGCGTGCTCAACTTCGGATAGCACTTGACGGGGATTCGGACCCGTCGTAACTTTCACTTGACCTCGGGATGGCACCCCGACAGCCGACGCTCGGCAGCAGGTCATACTCACCGGGACCCGAGTCCCATGCGTGGGCGGACGAATTGCGTACGTCCTTATCCGACGGCGTGCCATGCCAGCGGAGCCCACACATGAGTCTCGGGTTCTTTGCGTGCGGGGATGGTGATGAAGTTTCAGGACAAGCCACAAGGGTACATTGACGAGATGTCCGCCGCCATGAGCGCGTGGATGTCCGCAAATCGGCCCAAGTACCGAAGGCCGGACAAGCCCCGCTTTGACGCCATGGTGGCCGAAGAAGTCGGATACCTGTCCTCGCTCGCAAGCGAGTACGGGATGAGTGTCCAGGTCGTCGGGCTCATTCAGTGGGACCATCTCAAACGGTCGGGCAAGAAGAGGTCTGCCGCCGTCGTAGCGTCCGCCATGGCCAGCATGGTGACACAGTGAAGCGGTTTGAGGCCGAGGATCACATCTGGGCACAGGCTTGGCCCACGACCGTCAAGGTTGTGGCGCTGGTCCTCCTGTCGCACCGGGACCACCAAACGGGCTGGTGCTACCCCTCCCGATCGCGCATCGCCGAGATGGCCGGGTGTTCTGAGAAGACCGTCACGCGAGCACTCGCAACACTGGTCGAATCAGGCGCAGCAACCCGAGAAAAGAGGCGGGTGAATGGCCGGATGCAGGATGGTTTCGACCTGCTCAAGCCGTCCGATGTCCGGGACTCTGTGTCCGATGTCCGGGACTCTGTGTCCGATGTCCGGGACTCTGTGTCCGATGTCCGGGACTCTGTGTCCTCACGCGTGAAGAGTGAACCCACCCAAGAACCCCCCATTGAACAGACCAAAGAACAAGTGCGCGCAAGCGCGCCTGCTCCCGCTCAACTCACCCTGACCCCCGACGAGCCGCCAAGGCAGTCCAAGAAGCAGCGCAAGGCGGCAGAAGACCTTGAAGAGATCAAATGGAGGCTCGACGCCTTCAACCGGATCTTCGGCAAGAAGCTGACCCTCAACGCCAGGAACCCCGGCGGCAGGTCAGGCAAGCGGATCGACGCCCTCCGGGAAACGCTCGACCTGTACGACCGCAACCACCCCGCGTCGAGGGCCACATGGGAAGCGGCATGCGAGGCCATGCGCCGCGAGGCTGAAGCCACAAAGGGTGGCCGATTCGACCGCAGCGCCTCCTGCGACATCATCTATCTCGTCACGGGGTGGTCGAATTGGGGGACGAAAGCCAAGGCCATCCTGATCCAGAACGCCCAGCGAGCGGCCCAGCCCGCCCCGCAACCCCCCGAAGAATACAAGCCCCCCAACCCCGAGGGCATGGCCAAGGTGGCCGCGATCCTCGCCCTCGCAGGAGTCCAGCAGTGATCGAACCCGTCCAGAACATCGAGGCCGAACGCAGCCTCATCGCCTCCGTCCTGTCCCGCCGCATCGACTTCATGGACGTTGGCCACGTCACCGCCCTCGACTTCCACAAGGAAGGCCACCGCCGCATCTGGCAGGCTATCGGCTGGCTCGACGAGAACGGCCACCCCATCGGCATCGTCGGCGTGACCACCCGTCTCCGGAAGGACGGCGGCATCAAGGAGGCTGGCGGCGCAGTCGAGATCACGAAGTTGGCAGGGGAGGGCGTCGCCAAGGAAGAGGCGCTGCACCACGCGGACCTGGTACTCGACGCTTCCCGCCGTCGGGGCGTCATCGCCGAGGCCGGCACCATCATCCAGGCGGCGCGCTCCGGGGATGTGGCGGCAGCTGTCGAGGCTGGCACCGCGCAGATGATGGAGTTGCAGGCCCCGACGCATGACGGCGTGTTCACCGCCAAAGAGTCAGGCCAGCAGGTGTTCGCGAGTGTCGAGGCCACCCGCGAGGGCGGCGGACTTGCTCACCTCGGACTCAAGACCGGCGTGGCATCGTACGACCGGCGATGCAACCACGGGATCGGCGTGCTCCCCGGCAATGCGATGTTCCTGGCGGCGCGGTCGGGCATCGGCAAGACCGCCTTCGCGCTGGAGCTAATCGCGCATGCTGCGGTTGGCATCGGCACCCCTCCTGACATGGCGCGGACGGACTACATCACGCTTGAGATGAGCCACGCCGAGCTCACGATGCGCGCCCTGAGCCGCAAGAGCGGGATCAAACTGGCGGACATCATTCGGGGCGAACTCGACGACGAGGCGCTGTCGGAACTCCTCGAGGCCACGGTATGGTGGATGAAGACCGGTGTGCGCATCGTGGACAAGGCCGGATTCACGCCGCAAGACCTCGGCGCCCACATCTGGAAGGCGGCACGGCAGGGCGTGCAGTTCTTCGTGGTGGACCACATGCACGAGATGGTGCGCGGTCCCGGCCAGGAGCGGCTGTCGGACACCGAGTTCTACGGACGCATCGCCAAGATGATCAAGGCGCTCGCCAAACGGCTCCAGGTTCGCGTGCTGTGCCTGGCTCAGTGCAACCGGGAGGCCGAGGGCGTCAAGCCCCAGCTGTCCCACCTCCGAGGGTCGGGAGGCATCGAGGAGGCTGCGGACATGGTGACATTTCTCCACCGCGACCGCGCCGAGCCGATGACGACGGTGATCTGCGCCAAGAATCGGAACGGGATGACCGGGGATGACGTGATGTTCTTCGACGGCACCATCCAGAAGTTCAGGACGCCGAGCGCCGCCGAGATTCAGATGATGATCGACCAGAAGGGGGGGCAGGCATGGCCGGTGTGAAGTGCATCGGGTACGCGGACCCGCCGTATCCGGGACAGGCGAAGTTATACGCCGACGATCCAAACTGCTGCGAGGTCAACCACCGCGTTCTGATCGGGTGGCTGGATTCTCACTTCGACGGTTGGGCGCTGTCCACGTCGAGCCCTGCGCTGCGTGACATCCTGCCCATGTGCCCGGAAGGCGTGAGGGTCGCCGCGTGGGTCAAACCGTTCGCGTCCTTCAAGCCGGGAGTCAACCCGGCCTACTGCTGGGAGCCGGTCATCTGGAAGCCCGCAGTCAAGAGCCTCGGGCGCGACGTGCCAACGGTGCGCGATTGGGTCGCCGAGTCCATCACGCTCAAGAAGGGGCTCACGGGCGTCAAGCCCGTCGGCTTCAGCCTGTGGCTGTTCGACCTGCTCGGCCTGACGGTTGAAGACGAGTTCGTTGACGTGTTCCCCGGCAGCGGCGCCGTAGCCCGAGCGCATCGGAATTGGCAGGCGGCTGCGCGCCCGTTTCAACTTGAACTAGTGGAGGCGGTATGAAATGGACCGCAACGTTGACGGAGGTGGTCTGGCCCTCCGAGTACGCCGACCCGTACGGGCTGTACCAAGTCGAGCGGGACGGGGAGCCTGTGGAGACGGACCTGACGCAGGCGGACCTGTACGAGTTTCTCGACGCGGTCTTGCCCGCATGGGCGGTGGATCTGGTGTGGATAGGGGCTGAGATCGCGAGCATTGGGCGCGCGGTGCCCGTGACGAGGTGGGACGCATGACACCGACGGAAGCAGTGGAGAACGGCTACATCACCTGGATCGTCGTCACCGGCAAGCGGACGCGCGTCATCGTCCACGCGGCGACGGCTCCCGAGGCCAGGCGAGCAGCGGAGTCGGCGGGGCATCGGGTGGCCGACGTGCGGCAGCTGTCCAAGGTCCACGAGAAGGGGCGGACGGGTGAGTATGTGCTGACGGAGCGGGTGTTCCAGGCGGTGGAAGGGTGAAAGCAACCTTCACGATCCCCGGCCCACCTGTGGGCAAACAGCGCGCCCGCACCTACTCCCGAGGCGGCAAGACGCGCAGCGTGACCCCGCAGAAGACCAGGGACTACGAGGACAAGGTGGCGACCCTGGCGCGGTGGCACTGGAAGGGCCCGCCGTCCGATGGGCCGATTCGCCTTGAGGTGGTCGTGGTGAAACCGAGGCCGAAGCGGCTGTGTCGCAAGGCGGACCCGGAGGGGCGGGTCCGGTGTCTGGCGACGCCGGATGGAACGAACGTGCAGAAGGCAATCGAGGACGCGATGAGCGGCATTGTCTACGTGGACGACGCCCAGATCTGCGAGTGGAGCGGAAGCAAGTGGTACGCAGCCAAGGGCGAGGGGCCCTGTGTCGTGGTGACAGTGGAGGAGATCGGGTGAAACGCGGAGACAAGGTGCGCTGCATCGACGCGACCGGCACCGCCGAGGGCAAGTTGGTCGAGGGGCAGACATACGCTGTGATGGCGGTGACGATTGACGAGGATATGCTGACCGTGGAGGGCTCGCACTGCGGGCCGTGGGCGGCGGCGAGATTTGAGGTGAAGGGATGAGCATCGGATGCCGGTCGGAGGATTGGGAAGTCAAGACGCAGGAGGCCGAGATCGGCAGCGGCGAAAGCGTGCCGAGCGGGCCCGGCTGGGAGCCCTTCGCGGTGACCGCTGAAGCATGGCCGGGTTTCGGATCGACGCGGATCATCTGGTGGCGGCGCAGGCTGCGCAAGGACGACGACGAGGTGAAGGGATGAGCAACGTTCCGACGTTCTGGCAGTTGAACGACTACCAGCAAGCAGCGCTGCGGACCGAGCGCGAGATGGAGCCGCGGGACCGAATCGGCCACGGGGCCCTCGGCCTGGCAGGGGAGGCGGGGGAATGCGCTGACCTGCTCAAGAAAGTTGTCTACTTCGGCCACGACCTCGACCGGGACAAGGTGCGCGCCGAACTCGGCGACGTGCTGTGGTATCTCGCCGTTCTCGCCGACGCCTGCGGACTGACGCTCGATGAGGTGGCCGAGGCCAACGTGGCGAAGTTGCGCAAGCGGTACGGTGACGGGTTCAGCGAGGAACGGAGCAGGGGGCGCCTCGTCGCTGTCGAGTCCACGATGGGGAGCGGGCCCGAATGGGTCCGCTGCGTTCAGTCGGTCACGTATGCCCACGACTCAAAGTCGAGCCTCACCGAGGGCACGGTCTACAGGGTGGTCAAAACGTTCTATGACCCTGCACTGCCGGGATACCCTTGGACCGTCGTGAATGACCTCGGGGAGTTCCATCGGGTCGGCCCCGAGCATGCCGAGCCGTGCGCTGCACCCTCCGACCTCCAAGGGCTGGCAGCGCGCGAGATCGCCACCGGGGTCACGCACGACGGGTCGGCGGGCTATTGCTCTGTCTGCGATGGCGCGACCGCTCGCAAGGTTGATGGTGAGTGGAAGTGCTCACGGTGCAGCAAGGATCGGGAGATCGCCACCGAAGCGGCCAAGGCAGCACGATCATGCCGCGCCAGCATCGAGTTTGAGGTGGGCGAGCGCCCACGGTTGGTAGCACAGGGCACGGATGAAGACCTGCCGATGATGGACGCCATGCTGCGGGCGTCGGGGTTCACGCGTGCTGAGCCGAGAGACAGGCGGGCACAGTGCGCCGAGTGCGGGACGACTGACGGGGTGTGCGAGCACGGGGCGGGGTTCCTGTGTCGTGGATGTCTGGGGGCGACGTGAGAAGTTCAGACATGATCTTGGACCCGAGGCGCCGCACCGTGGTTGACGAGTGCAGCCCTGCGATGTTGGAGCGGTGGCGGCAGAACTGGTCACGGATCTGCGGGTGCGGCAAGCCGTTGGCGATGGAAGAGGACGTGCTGCAAGGGGCGTGTGTGGCTTGTCGGATGGGCGAGACGCTGAGCGCCGTTGACCACCCCGACCACTACGGCGGCGAGTCCGACCCCTTCGAGGCTATCAAGGTGATCGAGGCATGGGGGCTGAACTTCAACCTCGGCAACGTGCTCAAGTACATCGCCAGGGCGGGGCGCAAGGGGGACAGGGGCGAGGATTTGGCCAAGGCGCTGTGGTATCTGAAGAGGGAAGTGGAGCGGTGATGAGGCGCACGCGCGTGGCAGGAGGCTATGGCTCTAGACCTCGACAGTGACGGCGCGCAGGGGTAGGGCCGAACGGACGTCGATTGTAACGGGATCGGGCAGGGAATGA